TTAGAGGTAGCAGCCGCATCATCAAGGTTTATAGTCATTGAATCAATACGATCAGTAGTATCTTTTCGGGCTACTAGTAGGGTTTGCGCTTGATCTAAAGCCTCAGCATCGGTTTGAACTAGGATTCCATCACGCTTGCCTGAGTGCAAAAAGAAGGTATCTATCGAAGTTTGATCGAATGTATTTTGACTAGTTCCATTTAGGCGAGTTACTGTTACATCATTTACTAGCAAGGTATCATCGTTGGCAAACTCAATTTGGTTGTAGGTAATTCCTGAGCCATCATCTGCAAAAACAGTTGGAGTTTCATCAGCCTTTTTACTAACAGTATCTATTGATAAAAAGGTAGCGTTACCTTCGGCATCAAGAAAGAATCCGCCAAATTCTGATGATTCAACTAATTGAATGGCGTCTAATAAATTTCTATTAGAGGTGCCAGGATCAGCCTGTAAGGTACTATTTCCTGAATCTATTACTCGCTGTGATGTTGGAAAATCTACAACATCGAGCAAGGCTTCTACTCTAGCGCCACTTAATTGCACACCTGTTCCTGCAACAGTATCAATTAAAATTGAGTTTAATAATCTAAAACCATCTACACATTGCAGAGTAATTTTAGAGGTATCCTCAATACCTACTCCGTAAGTGCTGTTGTAAGAAATAATGTAACCTGAATAAAGATAGTAGCGATCAACACCGCCACCATCATCATAATCTGCATAAATACGAATTTTGCGAAGTGGTAGTAATTTTCCATAATAAGGCGAGGATGTGTTCTGGGCTGACCAATCGCCGTTAGCATCTGCTAAAATTACTGTTGCAGTTCCCGCTTCAAACTTATTTAAAATGCGATTTCTACCTCTACGAATACTTACTTGCAAAGCAATATCTGAAACATCTACAACATCGCCTGGGGCATCGGCTAAGATACCTGTTCCAAGTGGAGTAGTTGGATCATCGAGCAGAAGCGGGTTGCCGAAGGCAGGGCCGTTTGCAAAATCTACCGATACTCCAACAACTGGTAAGCCTGGCATTATAGATTTACTACGCTAGAAGTTATGACCTTGCCTGAAGTTTGACCTGCTAAAATTCCATTTCTAACAAACTCAGTTAGATCAGAGGCTGAGGTTACGCTGCCATTTACAGTAAGATTCACAGTAGTTCCCATTCCGCCCATCTTGCTAAGTGGAATAACTGCTTCAGGGCCTGCTTCGCCGATAAGTGCAGTAGTTGCTCTAGTAACAATTCCACCTGCTGCCATCTTAGGGCCACTAAATCTATTACCACTCTCACGCATTCTTTCTGCTTCAATTTGTCCTGCGGTCATACCTGCATAACCAGGCGTTCCAACTAAAGTTTTGGCTAAATCAGAATAATAAGTTGGTGTGTAAGGTACTGGTAGTTCAGGTTTTTTCATCGCAGCAAGCATCTTTAAATACTCATTTAATGCTTTAAGTGCTTCCTCCCAGCCAAAGGCTGCAAGTAATCCCTCAAAATCCCAACCATTAATTTTAGGAACATTTAAAACTTTTCCAACATACTTAAGAACTTCTTGAGTTGTAATTCCCCATTTAGCGGCAAGTGCTTCAACCTCATAGGTAGTTATCTTATTATCTGAGATTGCAATTAAAATATCAGCGTAGCGTTGCGCAGCAATTCTAGTTCTCTCAGTTGCTTCATAATTAGCAAGCAATAGATCGTACATATTCTTTTGCGCTAGATTCTGCTCTTTCAAAAGGTTTAAGCGAACTGCCTCAAGTTGAATAGGATCAGTTTCAGAGGTTGGAACTACACCCATCGCCTTTAATTTATTTAAGGCTTCGGTAGTTGCAAGTTGCTTCTTTTGTTCAGCAGTTAATTGTTTAGTGTTACTTACTATTTTGCCAACAGTACCTGCAACAGCACCTGCATCTTTAAGGCCTTGCCTACCATAAGTTCTGCCCCAAAGTTTTTCATTTTTACGCAAGGCATCGCCTTGGCTATTAATTGCATCAGTATTTTTAGTTAGTGTCTTATACGCAATTAAGCCTGCGGTTGTAAATGCAGCAATTGCACCTGCTGCGGCTAAGGCTGATACTCCGCCTGTTGCGAAAGCGGTGGCAACTCCTGCTGCCGTGCCTGCTGCTGCCTGGCGCCCAAAGGCTGCGGTTAAAATGTTTATTGCACCTGTTATGGCAACTATTCCAGCGTAAACTTTAAGTCCAGCAAAGGTGCTTACTAATATTGCACCAAGAACTTTAATAGTGCCAAGGTTGCGTTGAATATAACTAAATAAATCAGTTACATTTTGAATTAAAATAGGAACTTGAGTTAGGATGGTTTCTAAGCCAGCAGCGAGCCTATCTTTATTGGCATTAATCCAAGCCTCTAATTGAGGCAAAACTTTAGTTTGGATTACATTGGCAAACTGTTCAATTACAGGAAGGAGTGCATAACCAAGGGTTTCAAGAATTTCGCCATAGGCAATGCTTAAACCTTTTAATCTAAACTCTAAAGTTTTTGCACGAACATCAGCCTGATCTTTAAAAGTTTTATTTACAGCAATTAATGCTTTATCAAAATTCTTTGATTTAAGTGTACCTGCATCAAGTTGAATACCAAGTTTAGTTAATGCTCCAAGGTTGCCATTTGATGCCTTAGCCAATGCCAAAGAAACAGTTTGTAAATCTTTTCCTGTTCCAGCACTAATATTTAAAGCAGTGCCTAGTAATGCTTGAGCAGAGCCAAGATCACCAGTTGCGCGAGTAAGGGTAGCCAGCGCAGGTCTTAACTCATCATCTGCAACAGAAACTTGCTTTTGTAATAAAGTTATGTAACTTTCAGTACTAGCAATAGCAGAATCAGTAGCACCGACGGTATTTTTTAAAGTTGAAGCAAGTAATGCCTGGCTTTTTTGATCATCCATAGCAGCGCGAACTGCATCAACGCCAACCTTAGTTGCAAAGGCAGCAGAGGCGGCAGCAGCAACTCCAAATGCTTTAACACTTCTCTTAGCAAATTTATCGAAATCTTTGCCAAGTTTGGTTATATCTTTTTGAGCCTGCTTAGAACCTTTAGCGGAGTATTGGGTGATAATCCGAGCAATAATTGCGCCAGTTGCCACTTTAACTCCTACCGTTTAAATTAGTTTGTAATGTTTTTTTAGCATCCTCTAGGGCTGCTGCAACTCGCTTTTGAATTGCCTCTTTATCTTTATCAACAACTGCCCAAATAAGGCGGGAGGCTTTGCCAAATGAATTGCTTAAATATCTAATAAATTGATTTTTTCTAGCACTGCCAGGCGTACGCCCTGCAACTTCAAATATTGCACCTGCCGCGCTCTTATTAACTAAGGCGCCTGCGCTAGTGGTGTAATCACCGCGAACTTTACCCTGCGAACGGCTTTTGGTTATGCCTGCCTGAATTGTGGAAACATCCCAGGCTGGCCAGCCAGCGCCACCGCGAGTTCTAGGATTAGTGGCTGGAGTTTTGCGCCAGCCACGCATCGGAGTTCCATAAGCAGGATTTGTAAATTGAATAACTAAATTATCTGCTGATCGCTCAGCCCTACTTAATTCATCATTAATTACTTTATTGAATTTTCGCGCTGCTGCCTTATCAAATTGTTTTAAGGCATCAACAGTTTCTTTGATACCTGTTAAAACAATTACCTCATCGGCCATTTTTGTTTGCCTTTGCTTTTTCTTTTAGATAGGCGAGCATTGCTTCTAAGATGCCGTCGGGTGCATCTAGTAATTCATTTGGAGATATTGAATACTCCACCGCCAACATTGCTAATGTAAAAGTTAGGCTATCGCGGTGGATTCTGAATTTGGGTCTGAAATCATTTCGACGGACTCAAGTGAATCTAAAAATTCAGGGCCAAAAGGTTTTACAACACGCCCATTATCTTTTAGAGATTGCCAGGCTAGAAAATAGATATGTTCCATTTTCTGATCCTCTGCAAATAACTTTGCTAATCCCTTGCCGAACTTTTGCTCGAAAGCAACGATGGTGCGTGGGCGTAATGAAAACACGCTATCTACACCATCGTTAGTTACGATCTTTAGTGATAATCCATCCATTTTATTTCCCCCTAGTTAGTTATGATGTTGCTTTTGTTATTGCACCTGATATTGGCCAGGTAACACTTGCTGTACTTAGTTCTCCAACGGCTCCTGAAAGTGGTTGCCATTCTGAAACTAATGCGCTGAAACTGTATTGTGGATTTGTTGCAGTTGTAGTTCCTGCTACTGGCTTAATCACCATTGCAGCAGAAGTTCCAATTGTAGGATAAACAATTGATTCAAGAAGTCCAGAACCGAAATCCTGGAAAAATTCAATTGTTACCTGATTATCGGCTAATCCAGCAACCCTAGTGCGTGCAGTATTTCCAAAAGATGTTGTATCTACTACATCTAATGAGGTACTTAAAGTTACTGAACTTACATAACTTGAAACATCAGTGCTTGCAAAAGTAACTGAAGCATTAGTTAATACGATTCTTGCCATTATGCAACCGCCTTAGTGATTGCTCCAGAGATTGGCCAAGTAACGGATGCGGTTGATAATTCACCAACTGCGCCTGATAGTGGTTGCCACTCTGAAACTAGAGCAGTAAAGGTATATGAAGGATTTGTTGCACTTGCTGCTGATGATGTTGGTAATAC